TCACACCACCCTGTCATCCTGCATCACGCTGTTGATGAAGAACGTCACCCGCCCCATCACCTCAACCTCTTCCGCAGCCTCCCCCTCTATCGCTTCACCATCATCACAAATCAGCGCCCTGCCCATGACTCTGGCAAACTGAGTCCGTCCGCCGCTGAGGATTAGCAGAACCTGATTCTGTACCAGTCTGGTGCACGGCTCGATAACCGCAAAGCCAGACGAGGTTTCGAGGATGCGGCTGTCCATGCCGATCCCGCAGATAATTTCCGGAGATAAACGCGGTGCTACGAAATCAGCCGCCGGTGAAGGAAATCCCATCAGTGCACCCTCCCCATGTTACGCAGGATCCAGTACCTGTTGTCGCTACCGTCTGTCGTCTTGTCAGCGAAGCCTGGCTGATTGCGCTCTATCCATGCATTGGCGTCGGCTCGGGTGAAGTGCCAGTTGAACTCCCGCAATTTCTCTACGAATGCGTCTGTGCTCAGGTAACGATACCCCTTGGGGTTTAACTCTATGGCCGCAACAAACGCGGCATGAATGTCTGCTGTGCGTGGCATAATCACCTCACAAAATAACTGTATACATATACAGTATCGTCAAATATGAGGGTCGATCAAGTTTCACAGTGGTGCTAAACTTCAGACCTTTCCGAATTGACTGATTTTTATAATGTTAAAGCTCTTTGCTAAGTACACATCGATCGGCGTCATAAACACGCTCATTCACTGGGTTGTGTTCGCTATTTGCATATACGCGTTTCACACAGGTCAGGCTCTTGGCAACTTCGCCGGGTTCGTCGTGGCGGTGTCATTCAGCTTCTTTGCAAACGCCAGGTTCACGTTTAAGTCTTCGACAACCACGATGCGCTACATGCTGTATGTAGGGTTTATGGGATCCTTGAGCGCAACTGTTGGTTGGGCTGCCGATAAGTCCGGTATGGCTCCAATTGTGACTCTCATTCTCTTCTCCGCAATCAGTCTGGTGTGCGGTTTTATCTATTCAAAGTTCATTGTCTTTAGGGATGCGAAATGAAAATTTCTCTGGTCGTTCCGGTCTTCAACGAAGAAGACGCGATACCTATTTTTTATAAAACGGTTCGGGAATTTGAAGGACTTCAGCAGCATGAAGTTGAGATAGTCTTCATCAATGACGGCAGTAAAGACGCGACAGAATCAATTATCAACGCGCTTGCTGTTTCAGATCCGCTTGTGGTTCCGTTGTCTTTCACTCGCAACTTTGGGAAAGAGCCTGCTCTGTTCGCCGGCCTTGACCACGCGACCGGTGAAGCAATTATCCCGATTGACGTAGACTTGCAGGACCCTATCGAAGTTATTCCTCACCTTATCGAGAAATGGCAGGCCGGTGCTGATATGGTTCTCGCTAAACGCTCTGATCGCTCTACAGATGGCAGACTGAAGCGCAAGACCGCTGAATGGTTCTATAAGCTGCACAACAAAATCAGCAACCCGAAGATTGAAGAAAACGTTGGTGACTTCCGCCTTATGTCCCGCGAGGTGGTGGAAAACATTAAGCTCATGCCAGAGCGCAACCTGTTTATGAAGGGTGTTTTGAGCTGGGTTGGCGGCCGCACTGATGTCGTGGAATATGCACGCGCAGAACGCGTCGCAGGGAGTACGAAATTTAACGGTTGGAAGTTGTGGAATTTGGCACTTGAAGGGATCACCAGCTTCTCTACATTCCCTCTTCGTATGTGGACTTACATCGGCTTGTTCGTGGCTGGTGCAGCTTTCCTCTACGGTGCGTGGATGATTATTGACACGCTTGCATTCGGTAATGCAGTTCGCGGTTATCCATCATTGCTTGTGTCAATACTTTTCCTTGGTGGCATCCAATTAATCGGGATCGGTGTACTTGGTGAATATATTGGAAGGATATATGTTGAAGTTAAGAACAGACCTCGATATATATTAAAAAATAGGGGGGAATGAAATGTTAGAAAAAATAATCACAAAAAAGGAAGCAAAGGTTTTCCTGTTTTTGTTCGTGATTTCTTTTATTTACGTACTCCCTATTTTGAATGCCGACCGATATTACATAGATGACTTAGGGCGTTCAATATGGGGGTATTCAAAGTGGGGTGTAAATGGCAGGCCCTTAGCTGATATTATTATGGCTTCCATTTCCTTTGGGTATCCATTATTAGACATCTCACCACTTCCGCAAATTGCAGGCTTGGCTTTTATTTGCGCTTCTCTTTCTGTTTCATTATGCAGAATTGCGCCAGATTTTAGCCAATCGGCAATCATTGCATCGGCATTGTGCTTCATAATAAATCCTTTTATGCTGGAGAATCTATCTTACAAGTATGATGCACTTCCTATGTTGCTTAGCGCTTCGCTACTTGTAATATCATTCTCGTTTGGAAGGAAGTGGTGGCATTTGCCTGTACCGGCTTTTATGGTCATTTGCTCTCTTTCTCTATATCAGGCAACTCTTACATTATTTGCCTCAATTGCAGTTATTGAGTTTGTTTTTTCAGCACGTGATTTCAGGGGTAAGATATTAGAAGCCATGATAAGGGTCTTGCAGTTAGTCTCAGGATACCTATTTTACAATGCCTATATTGGCCCAAATTTCATCCAAGGGTCATACAATATATCTCACTCAGAAACCATTCTTTCACAACCAGACATGGTCAGCAAAGCAATTGAAAACTCAACCGGTTTCGTTGATTTGATTGACGCATACCTCACCGGCATACCCGATTGGATAATGTTTATTACAGCATCCTTGTCTATTGTTGGATTGGTTTTCTTATTAATAGAATCAGTAAGAAAGGAGTCAGAAAAAAATATATATAAAATAATAGTGACATTCATTATCACTCTGGCGCCGGTTGCTCTAGTTGCGTTCTCATTCGCCCACCTTTCTCTCTTAAAATTTCCGGTTTACGCCCCGAGGGTGATGATATCATTTGGCGGTGTTATGCTTATTATCGGTCTATTGTGCTGTAAGAGCATAATAGGAAGGATAGGTCTGCTGCCATTATTTGTTTTTTCTTTTGTGTTTTGCATTGCTTACGGCAACACTATGAAATCACAAAAGGAATTTGATGGGTACATCTCTGCGGAAATAAGCTCTGTTATCAACAAGCAAAATAATGACTATAAATTCATTTCAATTGCAGGAAAGATGCCAGTCTCTGAGCAATATAGGCTTGCCGTAAGCAAATTTCCTTTAATGAAAGAATTAGTTCCAATCTACATGGACAATGGGTGGGGTTGGGGTTCTGCTCTAATGGCACATTACGGAGCGGATTATAAATTTAAGCAAATCAATCAGGAGATTAAATCAGGCGTGTGTAAAAAAACACCTGTATTCGAATCAACTAAATACGACCTTTATGATCTTGATGACATGATTATTGTAATGTTTAAGGGGTTTAATTGCTAATAACATGGCCGCAAATGCGGCCATTAATTCTACACCCTTTGTATCTTCCATCTTCGTGTTACGGTTGAAATACCACCTTCTACGTAGCATCCATCAATAACATATAATGAATTACAATTAACTGTTGATGAGTGTGAAATGGTGTAAACGATAGCATCAGTAGTACTATCGTAGCCATTGCTTACGACTGCAACCCCTCCAGTGCCCGACGGCATGCCAGTGGTTCCGTTCTCAAAAATCCTTGATCTTAACGTGCCTGAACCGCTTGCAGTTGCCTCAGGTAATGATATAAATATCTCCCATGCCTCATTGTACATATCGAAGTTAGTAACAGAGCTCTTAGAGGATATCTTTAAAGTTAGTTTCATCATCCTTGGAGATGAAGTACCAGATGGAACATAAACCTTAAAAACATCTACAGCTGCTGTTGAGCTATGCAGTTTAGTATTAACGAGAGTTGGCATCAGGGAGTTCCAATCCCTTATCTCTTGCTGTCTCGGATTCAAATAAATTGCGCCAGAGTTTATCGCAGCACCATCCCAAATTCCTGTCCTTCCAAAATCTGGTGAATCAGAGAAAAAGAGATACTGGTTATATCTAGAAAACCATATTTTTGCGTTATTAGAATTCAAAGCAACATTTGGCGAGTTTGAAAACCCGCCGTTAATATAGACTGTAATACTTTTCCCAAAACTACCAACTGTTGAGCCAAGGCGGAACATGCAGTCGTTCATGGTGACATTTTGAGCAATTGATTGTCCCTCAATTACGTATGCACCTCCAGCAGATCCTATATCACCCTCTAAATAACAAGTATTTAGAGTGAAGGTATTGACTGATGCAGTGGTGAAAAATTTTATTCTCGGGCCACCTTTGGTTTCAAAGGAACATTCATTCCATGCTAGAACCTGAGTTGGGCAATAAACTGCAACGCCATTTGCCTGAGGTTCTCCAAGCCAAATGTTATTGAAATCAATATTATTAACTTCTTCCGTTGGGTGATTGAAACCAAGACGAATATGAGCCCCTGTAAGCACAACAGAAGAAGAGCTTCGTCTAAACCTAATATTTCGATATACAGAGTACCAGCATTTATCGATATCCAGTCCGACGTGGAAGTCTTCAAGGATGCAGTTCAGTACACCGCCATTATCAGAGTTGTAGTAACTAGATATTCCCTTCATTTCTGAGTTATCTTTGTTGCCCTTAAGCACAATTGTATCAACTCTGGAACGGAATCCGTTCAGGGTGATCAGGTAGCCTGTGTTTGTGTTGGCAGAAGCATCGATGGTTGTGAAAAGGTCCTCACCAATCAGAGATGTTCCGTTAGGCAGGACAATGCCTGTACCTTTGTAAACATAGGTTCCGTGAGGGAAGTACAGGCGACGGAAATTAGTGATAAAACTTGTTCCGGTTAGAGATGAGCAGGCAGCATTGATTGCCGCTGTATCATCTGTCACGCCATCTCCCTTTGCGCCCCAGTCTTTAACGTTAACATAGTCAGCATTCAGGTTATGCTGTGTTCTCGCAATGCTGCCAGGTAATGGCTGCTTTACTGCTACAAGTGCATCACCATTTCCATCCGTTCCGCTAGCCAGCATGGAGCGTAAAAGTGTGTCACCAACCGCGGACCATGCGCCGACTCCAATCCCGCCTGTGGAGTCAGGATTTGATGCAGCTGGAACATCCTTTGGTAAATCTCCACTCCAGTAATACCAACTCTTACTTTCTTCATGCCAGATAAAATCGGTGCGAGATGCGAGTGATGCGCCAGCTAAAAATGTATTAGATCCGTCAATAAAGCCAGTCAGCTTATCATTGACTTCATCCACTGAAGGAACATCCAGATTCGCACGCGCCTGACCAATATCTGCAATGTCAGAAAGGTTGTTTTTGGAACGAAGAAAGTGAGTTACAGGGAGCTTTTGATCTGTGCTGTTCTGGTTTATCAGCAACTGTGCGGTATCGATGGTATCTGTTGCTGCGGGTAAGTCAGTTAATTTTACTTTCTGTTCGGCCATTTATGCAGTCCTGTACCATCCGGCAAGTTTGACGTATTGGTTAGCTACGGAGAATTGGGTTCCGTCGCCTGTGCTTCCAGTATCCCCCTTCACGGGGTGGTCATGAGCACCAATGGCAACGGTATGGGCATGCTGATAACTAGATGTGCTTGTAGATTGAGAAGAGCTAATGTCGTCGCTGCTTCCGTCCTGAGACCCACCCGTCCATTTGCCAACACTCTTCAATGGAACGGTGTGAGCATGGGTATCCTGGCTTGTGTTTTTTGTCCCGTAGTCAAACTGACCGGTTCGTAAATCTACTGGGTGAACATGCGGTGGAATATTCGCGCCTGTCAGAGTTACAGAATCACTACCCCCCAGCTGGAGAACGTCACTTCCGGTACTGTTAGCAAGACGGATAGTTCTGCCAGCTCCTGGAATCCGCGCCCACGTTGAACCCTGCCAAATTGCATTTGGGTTAACGTCATTTGCGAACCACTCTACTTTTCCAACCGGATAGCGCATGTTGAATAAGGCAGTGGCAAGGGCATCCAGAGTGATTGAACGGTCGTTGCCGTTCTGATTGATATGCATCAGGTCTGTTGATTCTGCATCTGATGCTGATGGCAGATCAGTAAGATACTTGAGAAGAATATCAGCCATTAAGCCCCCTCAAGTGCTGTAACGCGAGCCTTCAGGTCAGCTATTTGCGCATACAAGTCGTTTAGTAGTGTATTGAGGTGATTTGCAGCTAGCTTGCTACCTGCTGAGATTGATCCATCCGGCATACGAACTGGAGGCACAAACCCGCTGGCAAGAATTTCATCTGGAATTGGTTCTTTGTTTTTCTGGCCGTCAGCATAAGTGACGTCAGTATCTGCAAATGATGTGATAGCCATTTAATTTCTCACTTAGGCATAGCGCCGCAAAGCATCGTCCCGGTGACGCCATAGTCACGGGAGAAGATAAGAAGGTAATCGTCGTCAGCGACGCCGAGATATGAGCCGTTTACTTCGAGTACGCCCGACACTGAACCAGCCGCATCAAGATATGAGCCAGCAATGAATACAGACCCACGGTTAAGTCCAAGCGCCGTGTCGGTGTCTACCTGCATTGCTGTGTTATCGCCGACCTGTAACACTTGCCCTGAATTGGTGTCTATTCCCGCCAGGGAGAAACCGTTGAGCCCGTAATCGTGTGTTGAATATGCTCGTACGCCAGCCACAGATGCGCGGTCGACGATTGCGTTGATGTTTGTGGGGACATAAGGTCCGGTTGCGTGAACGCTGAATGCGGCAGGATAGAGCTCTCCCGGCTGTAGCGATCGCCTTCTTAAAGTCGCCGTCGTAGTCTCCCTGGTACTGATCATCGGCGTCATCCGTGGCGGGCATGTAAAAAATGCTCGGATTTACGCCGGACTTCTGACCAACCAGTTTTTCGAGGATCTGGTCGCCAGGCATTTCCAGGCTGAACATCAGCGCTGGCTTTTTCTCACGAACCGCGCAGTTGATCGCCATCTGCCCGTACAGGGTTGTCTTGCCCATCTTTGGCCTTGCGCCAATCACGAACAGAGAGCCTTTAACCAGACCTTTCGGCGCCAACAGTCGGTCGAGTGACGGGATTCCGGTACTCATTCCGCGCTGTTCGCCTGAAGGGTCAAATCGCTTCTCCAGATCTGCTACCCAGTCATCCATAACCTCGCCAAACGATCTCAACCCACGTCGACTGCCGGTTTTTGAATGGTCTGCGAGTTGGGTGAAAATACCCTGAATGGCCTCGTACTTCTGCGTGGCGCTCATGCCGTTGCGGGAATACAGCAGCTCAGTAGCTTCGGTCAGTCGGCTGATGCCATAGCGCTCCATTGCGGCTTCGCGGACTGATGCAGCGTATGCCACGATGTTTGCAGCGCTCGGAGTGTTCTTGGCGATCTCCGCCAGGTATGCAAAGCCACCTACCTGCTCCGCGAGCCCTTTGCCTTCGAGCGCGTCGAACAATGTCAGACCATCGACTGGCTTGTTGTCGCGGAACATCTGGCGCATCTCGGCAAAGATCAGCTGGTGAGGTCGGCTGTAGAACGACTCAGGCTTGAGCATCGCCAGAACCTTCTGGACTCGCTCGCTGTTGTCATCGTCCAGCAGCAGGCCACCGATAACGCTCTGCTCTGCTTCGAGGTTATGAGGTACAGCCATGAATTCAGC